TTTTATAATTAGCATCACTATTATTTTTTTCAATTCTATTCATTCTATTTCTTTCTTTTATTTTCTCTTTATTTTCTTGATAATATTTTCTTGATTTTTCTTTTATTTTTTCTTTATTCTTGTTATACCATTCCTTTTTATATTCTTTTATTTCTTCTTTGTTTAGTTCAGTATAGTTTTTTAAATATTCATTTTTATCCATAAAACTCCCTCAAATAACATTCTTTGATAACTTTTCATATATTTATCTTTACAAAACAAAAAGTTAACTATATATAGAAAATTAGGAGAAAATAATGGCTATATCATTAACTACAAGTAAAAGCTCAAGCTTAGAAGCTTTAAAGAAAAATCGTTTTGTAATGCAGTTTACAGCAGTTCCTGGTGGCGGAGACGCATCAGAACTTGCATTTGCTATGCACACAGCAACAGTACCAGGTATTACATATAACCCTATTGAAAATCAAAGATTGAATGAAAGATTTTTTACTGCTGGTAAACCAACCTGGACTGATTTATCGGTTACGTTTTATGATTATATCGCTGGTTCAAAATCAGCTGGACAGATTATTTATGATTGGTCTCAGTCTATTTACAATCCAGTAACTGGACAGATGTATTTTAAATCTCAATACAGCACATCTGCAACATTGGCTCAACTAGACCCAGCAGGTGGAGTTGTTAGACTCTGGAATATTTATTGGATTTGGCCAACCACAGTAAACTTTGGTGAGTCTCTTACATATGATGATGATACAATTTCTGAATGTAGCGTTACATTTAAATATGATTACGCAATTAAGGCAAACGATGAAGACACATCTCCAGCAATTTAATTTTTATTAATTAAATCAAAAACCGCTCGCTTTGGGCGGTTTTTTTATGCCCAAAAAAAGGGCCACTGAAAAGTGGCCCGGAGCGAAGTTCTATCTAGGGGTAAAATAGAACTAACTAATCATTAATTGTCTTGGCTTAATTTTTTCAACAGCAGGAATAAAAATTTTCAAAATTCCGTTTTCCATATCAGCAGTTGCTTCATCTGTTTTGTATTTTGAGCTTGGGACGATAAAGGTAGTGTTAACTTCAGGAGTTTTAATTCCTTTTCTTAACATTCTTTTACCCTTAATTTCTTTTTCTTCAGCTTGAATAGACATAATCATTTTATCGCCCTCAAAAGAGATTTTAACATCTTCTTTTTTATACCCAGCAAGAGCAAACATAAAATTTAAGTCTTTTGTTGTTTCGTCAATGTAAACATTGACAGGTGGGAAATTTGGTGTGCTGTAAATAGCACCATCGCTTTTTGCTGCTTCATCAAAAGCAGATCCGAAATCAGTGAAGATTAAATCAAACACTTTCCATACATCGTTGTTATATCTCATAACAAACCTCCGTAGAGCATTTATTTTTTGATTCCCTAATATATAGGCGAATCATTATATACATTATACACATTTATTCTTTTTTTGTCAAGTCTTTTTATTTATATAAATCGTAATCAGCTTTTACTTCCTCTTCTGTTCTAACTACGTCGTAAATACAAACTTCATCAATTAAACCATCAAAAGCATAATTGCCTTGTCCTCTATAATCAGATTCTATCATAGAACCTATTAATATTGGGCCGTCTGACATAAATATTTTTCCATCTTCTTCTTTGTCGTATGTTTTATATACGATTTCATATTCTTCATTTTCTTCTTCATATAAAACATATAATTTAAATAGCATAAAGCCACTTTCATCTAATTCCCAAGTAACTACTAAAAAATACCACTCATTATCATTTAATGAAATATTTGTTTGAACCCACGGCCCTCCATATAATCCATCATTTTCTCTTCTAGCGTAAAACAATATTTTTCCACCATAAAGTTGAATGCTTAAAGATTCATCTGAATAGTCAGCTAATTTCCCTTTATGGACAATTCCAGAATTACTATTCTCACTATATGATTTTACCCAAACAGATATACTTCCGGTTTCTGCAAGATCAGGTAGGACATTTCCTTCTATTTCTATAAAACCACCAATATTATTTTCATCAATAGTGTTTTGAAAAGCATTGTTTGAGATTCCGCCTTCTACAAAAGAAAATTGTCTTATCCCTGAAACTCCATCATTAGACAACAATAAATCGTCGTTTAAATTCATTCCGGCAACAAGCCCTATTTCTGCATTTTCTTCTATTCCATCAGGAATAATTTCTATAATTCCAGATGATGGATTTATACAACTAACTAATGTATATATTACAACTAACAATAAAAGCTTTTTCATTTTTATTCCTTTAATGTTTTAAAAAGAACATTAAAATATCTTACCAATAGAACTAAATAAATCTTTTTTTAATGAAAGATTCCCATTTTCTTCTGTCAAACTGTTTAGACTTTCTTTTAACCGATTTTTCAAAATCTATATCTATCAGCTTTTTCCCTCTTAACTTCGAATCAACAGTATGTCCAACAGCAAAAAGAACTCCCATAATATAAATATCTTTGAGTTTAGCTATTATTGTATTTGATTGTTTATCATAAGTATATTCAAACATATGCGAAATCCCATTTCTTATTTTACCTGAAATTTCTCTAGGCAGAAACTTTTCAAACCAAGTTCTGTTTTTCCTATTTGTTTCCATATATTCTTTAAACTTTCTAATCAAAAACTTGTCAAACTCCATTGATGTGGAATATTGGATCATTTTAGGAAGCTGCTTTTTTAATTTAAACCTTTGTTCAAATTTAGATAATCTATTACTTGGTCTTACGTCTCTTAGAGCATCATTTACCCATTTTTTATAATCTAAATCAAACACTGCTTTATTAGTAGAATAATTTACAAGCTTCATATAGTTTGCATCATAAGCACCAATTCTTTTTTTAATTTGATCTTCAAAAGAACGTCTATCAATATTTTTCATTTGAATAGGTCTTGGGTCAAAAACATTTCCATTTGCTAAAATTATTTCTTGAACTACTCTATATGTTTTTCCAACAGGTCTATTATACAATAATCTCATATTAAGCTGAGAAGGTTTTATTTTTTGCTTTTGCTGAATTTTCTTTTCTGGTTCTACCCAAAGTCCTTTTATAAATGGCATAAAACAATTCCTTATTCATCTCTAAATTTCATAGTATTTGTTTTGGTTCTAAGCTTCTTGAATAAGAAGTCAATTTCATCCATATTTCTTTTTGCTTCTTCTCCGCCTTCTTCTTTATACCTATCAACCATTTTATTGATTCTAATTTGATCTTTTTTAAATTCATCATCATTGTCTTTATAATCTTTAGAAAGCATTTTTTTAATAGCTTTTTCAATAACTCCAGCATCAATTAAATCACTGTCAGTCATTTCTATTTCGTTTCCTCTAACCTTATTAGATTTAATTTTCTTTCTTCTTCTAATTTGGGCTAAAACGCCTTCCATACTATCTGCAATATCATCATCACCCTGACTTCTTTTAACTCTAAATAATTCTTCAGCTTCTTCTTTTGCTTTATTTAAATCAGAGATTGAATCATATTCTGTAGTTGCAATTTCTCTAATCTTTCTCTCGAACTCATCATCTGGAACGAACGATGTGTTTTTATCTTTTGCTTCTTTGTTTATTTCTTCTGCTGATTTAAAAAGCTTATCTGGAGATTTCAATTCTCCAACTGTAATTAAATTGTTAATTAATCTATATTTTTTAAGTTTAGCATAATCTTCTTTAGATATTTTTTTCTTTAAACTTCTTTCAAATCTTTTAATTCCTGCTTCAATATCTTTTTCAGCTTTAATTAACTTATCAGACTTCTTGAAATATTTAGGATTAAAGAAATCTTCTTCTTTAAGTTTCTGGACATAATCTTCTAGGTTTCCTGACTGTGTTTTCACAGAAGGTCTTAATTCCCATATTTTTCTTTCAAGATCATTAAATTCAGTTTTAGTTTTATTTTTTACAGTTTTTGCTAATGTTTTCTTTTTTGAATCTTCTGCTTGCTGTATAAGTTCATCTACTATTTTTCTATATGTTTGTTTATAGATAGAGTTTTTCTTTTCTGGTTTGAGCTGGCTCATTATATTTCTTCTTAAAAAATAAAGGCCAAGAGCAGAATTAAAACCGCCATTGCTAAGTCTAAAGTTTTTATTTTTAGTTAAATCACTTTCATATAAAACACTCTCATTGTAGTCATTTCTATCACTGTCTGAATATCCCTGTTCTGCTGCTTTCACTTCCATTCTTTTAGCCATATCTTGTTTTGCGATACGACCTTTTCTTAAATCAATATTTCTTTGAATGAGTTTATTAATCTGTTTTGTTTTCTCAAAGTCGTCTATGTCGTCATCAGCATCCAAATCAGTAACAGCATCTACATTCTTAATGATTTCAAAATAAGCTTTTTTTAAATCATTCATTGAATAATCTTTAAACTCTTTTTTCCCTAAATCATATTCTTGTAATATTCTGTCCAGGATTGATGGCGGAATAGTTCTATTGGTATCTATATTCTTTTTTATTTCTTTTAAGTCTTTTAATGCCTTATCTTGTCTTTCAGTACGATCTTTTAAATTATCAAATTTTTCAAATCTATCGCCTCTAGCTTCAATTTTTCTTCTTCCAGATTCAAGAGCTGATTTGAACTGTTCTTTTGTCATTCCAAAAGTCTCTTTAGATGTAAGCATTTTATTCTTTTTTACGTTTCTTTTAATTACCTGATAAGGGGCAAGAACATCTTTTCTGAATTTTAAAATATCATCTGTTAATTCTTTCCCGTATTTTTCATTAATTTCAGACAATACATTCTTTTGTTCTTTTGTAAGTTTGTAAGAAGTTGAGTCAGCGTCTTTACCGCCAAGCTGCAAATCAGATTTTATCTTTTCTCTTCCTGCAAGTGCTTTTCCTTTTACTTCTTTCGCCTTTTTCTTTGCTTTGCCTGTAGTAGCATCTTCTATCTTTTTGAGTTTTTTGAGTGTATTTCTTTTTAATGTAAGGAACGCTAATGCTGGATTAAGCATAAAAACGCCTTCAACTATATTTACATCTTTTATATCTTCTGTTTCAAGTTCGTTAAATATTATATCTTCAAGATTAGCCATTATAATTCCTTTTTGTAATATACTTTATCTTTACAGGGAACTATCTATAATCTCTATATCAGTAAAACCTGTTTTTTTGTATAAGTTTTCTCTTTGAAGTGAATGTCTTTCAGTAAATTTATTGCCCAAATCCATAAAATCATATACAAGAGCATAATCTTTATCTTTATGCAACCTTAAAGCTCTACCTATTTTCTGTAAAACTTCTATTTTGGATTTTCCGCCAGAAACATTTATTAGTGTTTGTATGTTATTAATAGATATTCCTTGCTTAAATATATTGCTGGCAATGAGATACTTGATTTTTCCATCTTTAAAATCTTTAATAGCGGCTTCTCTTACCGCTCCACTATCACTTCCAGACAAGACAACAGAATTCGGTATAAGCTCGCCAAGAGCCTTTCCGTGTTCTATGATCTTATATAGGATTAAAGTAGGAACGTCTTGCTGAAGAGCTATTTCTACTATTTTCTTGTTTCTTTCTTTATTATTAACAATACATTTATCATAAGCAGCATCCCAAGATACTGTTGGAATACAGTTAATGTTGATAAACTTAATTTTAGGTTTTACCATTACCTTATTTTCAATTAATTCTTCAGTATAAATCTCTGAAATTATATCTCCAATGTGTTGACGTATTGTAGCAAATCTATATTTATCATTTCCATCAGGAGTAGCGGAAAATCCAAAGCGATAAGGATAATTCGTTGTTTGAAAAAACTCTTGAAAACGAGAGCTTGCTGCTATATGGCATTCGTCAACAATAACCATTTTGAACTTAGCTAAGTCTCCAAGCTTTTTATACGATCCAATTGTTGATATTACATTTTCTCCGGGGATATTTGCTTTTCCGTGGCATACTCCACAATCAACTCCAGCATCTAAAATTCGTTTAGCTGTTTGAGTTGCTAGTGAAACACTATCTACTAATATTAATGTAGGAAGTTTTGTTATTTTCATTAAAGCAATAATTATTTCAGATTTTCCTGCTGAAGTTGGAGCTTTTATTATTCCAACGTTTGTTTTCAACAATGCCTTTAATGCTCTAATTTGATGATCTACATATTTAAAATCAGGATTAAACAATTTTCTTAACTGTTTATCTGTAAAATCTGTCTTTATTAATTTTGTTCTTTTATCAATTACTTCATCAACTTTATAATTATTTTCTTTTATTAATTCAAACAGGGTTTTTAAAAACCCTGTTCTTAGAACCAATGCTTTTCCTTTTTGTTTAGCAAAACAGACTTTTTTTACTTTTCTTTTATTAAATCCATTCGCTGTCATTGCCTTTGACATATCTTTAAAAGTAAAGCTGCCTTTTATGTCGGCAGCTTGTTCTTTCGATACATCACCAATAGCAATAAAAGCATCGGTAATTAAAATTTTCAATTATTTCATCACTCCCCAAATTGAAACAGCTCTTGTAATTCCTTTCACAAAAGGATTTGCTGCATCATCCGGATTTGGCTCTATAAACTTTTTCATATCTATTTCGTTAAATAAAACAATATCTCCAACTTTAAATTCTGGGTCTTTAACTCCGCTTCCTATTGATTCCACAACAGCATCATACTTGTCAGGCTCATTATCCTGATCAAGCAATACTATTCCTGATTTTGTCTTTTTACTTGGCTTTTTTGCTTTTTCAAAAGAAACAACAACCATTTCTCCAACTGCTACAAATTTCTTCATTAGTTTTCTACATCCTTTTCCATAGCTGACATCATTTCAGATACTTCATATTCATCTTCTTCATTTATGAGTTCTTCAATATCATTAGCTTGAATTTGTTTCTTTTCTTCTTTCATTTCAATTTCTCTTTTTTCAAGAAGAGACTGAAAGAAGTCTATATTCTTCTTTTCATCTTTTAGCAGTAAGTTAATAAAATCTTTTTTATAGAAAGACTCACTATTATTCCATCCTTCAATAGAATACCTAGAACCACTCTTTTCAATTATTCCAAAATCTTTTAAAAGAGTAAAAAGACCAGAATGTTGAACTGGGCCAACTGCAAAGTCAAACAAAAACCAAGCATTTCTTCTTTCTGTTCCAAACCTTGATTTTGTGATGCTTCCTCTAATTGATTTAAGAGAGCTTCCAAGAGATGTTTTTCTTCTCTCTTTTTCTGCTGTCATATCTTTATCTGCAATTTCATCATTCGCTGCAAGCTCAGAAAGTCTCACACTTACAGAAGGATTGTATTCAGCATTTACACCACCAGTTTCTTTATACGGATCGTAGATATTTCCAAGATTTGTATATAGCTTATTGGTAAACACAAAAGCAATTCCTGATTTTTCAAATGCAGTATCAAAAGTTCTAAAAAACTTTCCTACATCTTGGCTCCTAGCTCCCATATCTGAAGTTCCGCCATATTCTCTAACAGACTGAAGATTTCCAAGAGAATCCAAAAGAACTAAAATTTTAGCATCTTCAAGCTTCTTATTAAACTGCAACGAGTTTACAATCTTTTTAACTTGTCTAGTAGCCCCTTCAATAAAAACATATCCGTCAGTTTCTTTTTTAACTGGGAATTTTGAGTCCGGAACTTCTTCTATTTTATTATTCTTTTTATTTATTTTGTAATTACCAAAAGTATGCGACTTTAAAATTCTAACTTTTTTAGAGTCTACTCCAGCAAATTCGATAAGTTCTTTTGCGTGTCCTCCACCTTCTGTTTCTAATATGATAATCATATCAAGTTGTGGGTCTCGCATTATTGTAGCAGCAATTAATGATTTTCCAGTTCCGGAAAGCCCTGAAAAAGAAGTTATTCTTCCTGCTGGAACACCATAATTTAAGTTCTTAGACATTGCATAATTCAAAGCATAAATTCCAGTTGAATACCAAGTTTTCACTTTTCCATCAACTTTTGATAAATCAATTACGTTATCAAACTGAGCTTGAATTATGGCGTCTAAATCATTGAAGATTCCACTTTCTTCTTCTTTTTTTATTTTAGCTTTTGCCATATTCCCTCTTAAAGTAATGGGGCGAAATTAATCGCCCCAAATTTTGTTTAAACAAATTCGTTTAGAATGCTATCAACATCATCAACACTTGCTTCCTCTTCCTCTTCAGGCTCAGGTTCAGCAACAGGCTCAGAAACTTTTTTAGTAGAAGCTCTCTTTGCAGTAGGCTTCACTTTTGCTTCTTCCTCTTCTTTTCCATCAGGATTAAGATAATCTTCAACTGCTTCCTTTAAAGTACTAGCAGAAGGAAATTCAATCAAATCACTGTATGGCATTTCTTTTATAGAAGTTAAAACTTTTTCAAGGTCTTCCTTGCTATTAAAGATTTTTGTGATGTTAGGGTCAGGCATACTATTGTCGTAGTTAGTTCTTCTTCCAGTTCCCTGCTTATCAATTATGAAATCTCTTCCTTCAAGAGGGTGAACAATATTTCCATACTTTCCACCTTTCATAACTCCAAAAAACTTTTTAAAGATTGTAGGCCCAACTTCATAAAACTCAGGTTCAGGCTGTGAAGCTTCATCTTTTGCTCTATCAACAATTCTGAAAATATATCTATCCTTTCCAGAAAGATCATAAGCAATTTCTCTTTCTTCTGAATCCCTTTCTCCAATCTTATAAAACTTCTTAGAAATCTTACAAGCTGGACAATGTTCCGCTTCGTGAACATTTCCATTTTTGTCTGTAAATGTCTGTGCTAAACATTCATAAGGGGTTCCATCAATCCAGTGTACTT